GCACAACTTAAGATTAATAAGATAGCAATGACATTTGATGACCTTGCTGATAGAGTTCAAGTAGATACATTATTAGACAAGAAAGGCAAAAAGAAAGGTCATGATTTAGCGGCTGAAGTTTCTTTTTTCTTAACTGATATTGCAGATGCAGTTCGTTCAAATCCAAGAGGTATTTCTAAAGAGGATATGCAAGTGGCAGGAACACTACTTAAGATGTCAAAAGCATCAGTAGAAACTGTAGAGCCAAAATCAGCAGACACACAAATATCTGAAATGCTTGAAGAAGCATTCTCAAAATTCGACCCAGACAGAGTGCTTAAAGAAAGTTAATTTTCTGCTTGACATTCATAGTCTATCTATGCTATAATCAAAGAGAGTGTTAAAACTCTCTTTTTTTATGCCTTCAAAAAACATTCAAAAAGACTGATTTAATGCTTGACTTTAGTAAAAAAGATAAGTATAATAGTATCATTAGTAGAAATATGTATGGTACATAAAAAACTAATATAAAACTAATAGTAAGAAAACAACTAATAAAGGCTAATATAGGAGAAATATAATGGCAACACTAGCAGAAATCCGTGCGAAATTACTCGCACAAGATAATAAAGCATCAGATAATGCATCCTCAAACAGAGGTTCAGATGCAGTATACCCTTTCTGGAATATGGACAACGACAATACATCAGTATTGAGATTCCTTCCAGACTCAGACCCAACAAACACATTCTTTTGGAAAGAACGTCAAGTTATCAAACTTCCGTTCCCTGGTGTTAAAGGTGGTGATGAACAGAAACGAGTAATCGTTCAAGTACCTTGCGTTGAAATGTGGGGCGAGTCTTGCCCAATTCACGCAGAAATTCGTCCTTGGTTTAAAGACCCAGCAATGGAAGACCTAGGTCGTACATATTGGAAAAAGCGTTCTTATGTTTTCCAAGGTTTGGTTGTAACTGACCCTATCGGTGGTGACCAACCAGAAAATCCAATTCGTAGATTTATCATTGGTCCACAAATCTTTAAGTTGCTTAAAGCGGCACTGATGGACCCAGATATGGATAATCTACCAACGGATTATGAACAAGGTACTGATTTCCGTCTAACAAAGACAACTAAGGGTCAGTATGCAGACTATTCAACTTCATCGTGGTCTCGTAAAGAGCGTTCACTAAATGAAGACGAGCGTTCAGCAATTGAAACTCACGGTCTATATGACTTGAATGAGTTTATGCCTAAGCGTCCAACAGAAGATGATATGCGAATTATCACAGAGATGTTTGAAGCATCTGTTGATGGTGAATTGTATGACCCATCTCGTTGGGGTCAGCACTATAAACCTTATGGGTTAGATGTTCCAGCAGGCACTTCGGCTCCAACTCCAACTCCATCTGCTCCAAAAGTAGAAGAAGTTAAAGAAGTTGCGACAGCAGAAGCAACACCTGTTGCAGAAGCATCAGCACCAACTCCGACTCCAGCACCAGTAGAAACATCTACTGATGCACCGAAGTCAGATGCGGCAGATATCTTAGCAATGATTCGTAGTAGAAAAACTGACTAAGAACCAATGATTGAGTATGGGGAGTATAATACTCCCCTACTCTTTTTACATCACATAAGGAGAATTATATGGCACGAGCCTTCGATGCGAGTAAATTTCGCAAAAATATAACGAAATCAGTTCCAGGTATGAGCGTTGGTTTTAGAGACCCAGACACTTGGGTATCAACAGGTAATTTCACATTAAACAAACTTATCAGTAATGACTTCCATAAAGGGATTCCACTAGGTAAGGTAACAGTCTTTGCAGGTGAAAGTGGCGCAGGTAAATCATTCATTGCCGCTGGTAACGTAGTAAAAAATGCACAAGACCAAGGAATTTTTGTAGTCTTAATCGATAGTGAAAATGCACTAGATGAAAGTTGGCTACACGCACTTAACGTAGATACAACACCAGAAAAGTTGCTTAAACTAAATGTAGCAATGATTGATGATGTTGCAAAAATCATTTCAGACTTTATGAAAGGTTATAAAGAAGACCACGCAGATAAGCCAGACGAAGAACGTCCTAAAGTCTTATTTGTTATTGATAGTCTTGGAATGATGATGACCCCAACCGATGTTGACCAGTTCAATCGTGGCGATATGAAAGGTGATATGGGTCGTAAACCAAAAGCCCTAGCGGCACTAGTAAGAAATAGTGTGAATATGTTTGGTGATTATAATGTAGGACTAGTTGCTACAAATCACACATACGCATCACAAGATATGTTTGACCCAGATGATAAAATCTCAGGTGGTCAAGGCTTTATCTACGCTAGTTCTATTGTAGTTGCAATGCGTAAACTTAAACTTAAAGTAGATGCAGATGGCAACAAAACTTCACAAGTACACGGTATTCGTGCGGCTTGTAAAGTAATGAAAACACGATACTCAAAACCATTTGAGAGTGTTCAAGTAGAGATTCCATATGAAACTGGAATGAGTCCTTATAGTGGTCTTGTTGAGTTTTTCGAAGCAAAAGGTTTACTTGTTAAGCAAGGAAATCGATTGAAGTATGTGACTAAAGCAGGCGAAGAAATGATTGAATTCCGTAAGAATTGGTCAGATGAAAAACTTGATGTTGTTATGAACGATTGGAATGCTGAAGATATTGCAGAAGTATTAGAAGTAGAAATAGAAGATACTGTTGCTTCGGAAGAAGTATAAAAATCGAGCAATCTGTATAAATAGATTGCTTACAATAACAAGACAAAACTAAGAGGAGTCAACTTGGAATCAGAATCGCTATACGAATTGTGGGAAACTTTAGTGAATTATATTCCTGGCAAAGATAGAGTAGAAGCCGGCGAAATGTTCATAAAACAGTGTGACGATTTAGGAATGAGTAGTGAGGACATTGAGTTGCTAATAGATGGCAACCCTATTCTCGTGGTTTCGTTAGACAGATACTTTGAAGATGAAGTAGATGAAGACGATTATTATGATGATGATGGTGATGATTACTAATGAATTGGTATAGCAAAATAGTAAAAGACTGGAGTGAAATTCCAAACTTTATTCAATTTTTTGAAAGTGAACTTTCGGACGCAAGAAAAGAAGTGAAGATAGTTGGAAACATTGAGAAAAATGCAACTTATCTTCCTGCATATGTTGAACTTCGGTTTGGTCAATTACAAGAGATAGAGGCAATACTTGAACATCTGAATATACAGTTACGAAAGAAGAGAAGTTCGTATCTGAGAAAATATTTAGAAAATTATAATAAAGTATTGAGTAGTAGAGATGCAGAAAAGTATGCAGATGGTGAAGATGAAGTTGTTGCAGTCGGTGAACTAATAAATCAAGTAGCACTTATCAGAAATCAGTATCTTGGTATTACAAAAGGGTTTGAAATTAAACACTTTCAACTGTCCAACATAATAAAGTTACGTGTTGCAGGTATGGAAGATTCAGAGATAACAACATATTAGGTAGAGGGTACAATGAGTAACATTCAGATAGTTAAACGAAATGGAGAAAAAGAAGATTTAGATTTAGAAAAAATGCACAAAGTTGTATTTGAAGCGTGTAACAATATTAATAATGTGTCTGCCAGTGAAGTTGAATTGAAATCACATATACAATTCTATAACGGAATGACAAGTAGTGAAATACAAGAAACACTTATTAAAGCCGCGGCAGAATTAATATCAGAAGATACACCGAATTATCAATGGGTTGCTGGAAACTTAATCAATTATCATATTAGAAAAGAAGTATATAACAACTTCGAGCCAATTCATCTTTTAGAATTGGTCAATAAAAATGTCGAGTCTGGATTTTACGACAAAGCATTGTTGAGTGCATATTCAATCGAAGAGTGGGAAAAAATTAATGCTTTTATTAAACACGACCGAGATTTTGATATCACTTATATTGGAATGGAACAGTTTCGTGGAAAGTACTTAGTACAGAATAGAGTTACAAAACGCTTGTATGAGACACCGCAAATGGCGTATGTTCTTATTGCGACAACATTGTTTAGTAATTATCCACAAGAAGAACGTTTGAAGTGGATAAAAGAATATTATGATGCCATCAGTACATTTGACATCTCATTGCCAACACCTGTTATGGCTGGAGTTCGTACACCACAAAGACAGTTCAGTAGTTGTGTATTAATTGAGACTGGAGATAGTTTAGATAGTATTAATGCGACATCTAGTTCAATTGTTAAATATGTCTCTCAGAAAGCAGGGATTGGCGTTGGAGCAGGTAGTATCCGAGCAATAAACTCACCTATTCGTAATGGCGATGCAAGTCATACAGGTGTTATTCCATTCTATAAAATGTTTCAAGCGGCTGTTAAATCGTGTTCACAAGGTGGTGTTCGTGGCGGTGCGGCAACATTATATTATCCTGTTTGGCATTATGAAGTCGAAGATTTACTTGTTTTAAAGAATAACAAAGGCACAGAAGATAATCGTGTTAGACATATGGATTATGGTGTTCAGTTCAATAAACTGATGTATGAACGTCTAATGACAGGTGGCAATATTACATTATTCTCACCACAAGATGTCCCAGGATTGTATGATGCATTCTTTAATGACCAAGATAAGTTCCGTGAACTATATGAACAAGCAGAACGTAAAACATCTATTCGTAAGAAAACAGTACCTGCTATTGAACTATTTTCTTCATTTATGAATGAGAGAAAGAATACAGGCCGTATCTATTTGATGAATGTAGACCACGCAAATGACCACAGTTCTTTTGATACAAAAGTGGCACCAATCAAACAATCAAATCTATGTTGCGAGATTAATCTACCAACAAAGCCATTGAACAGTGTGATGGACGAAGAGGGCGAAATTGCTCTCTGCACACTTAGTGCTATCAATTGGGGCAATATAAAATCTCCAGAAGATTTTGAAAAGCCGTGTGAGTTAGCAGTAAGAGGACTTGATGCTCTATTGAGTTACCAAGATTATCCACTCATTGCGGCTGAATTATCAACAGATAACAGGAGACCTTTGGGCGTAGGCATTATTAATTTTGCGTATTGGCTGGCTAAAAATGATACAAACTATACTGACCCTAACTTAGAGTTAGTTGATGAATGGGCAGAAGCATGGAGTTATTATCTAATCAAAGCCTCAAATAATTTGGCAAGAGATATTGGACCTTGTCCGAAATCTGATGAAACAAGATATGGACACGGTGTAGTACCAATAGATACACGTAAAATAGAGATTGATGAACTTGTTTCTCATAAAGAAAGAATGGATTGGAAATCTCTTAGAGAAGACCTTAAAGAATATGGAATTAGAAACTCAACAGTGATGGCACTTATGCCTGCAGAAACATCAGCACAGATTTCAAACTCAACGAATGGTATTGAACCACCGCGAAGTTTAGTTAGTATTAAACAATCAAAGCATGGTGTTCTAAAACAAGTTGTTCCTGGTATTCATAAGTTGAAAAGTAAATATGAACTTCTATGGGACCAAGAATCACCTGAGGGATATCTAAAGATTGTGTCAGTATTACAAAAGTATATTGACCAGGGTATATCAGTGAACACATCGTACAATCCTGTATTCTTCGAAGATGAAAAGATTCCAATGTCAGTGATGCTACAGCATCTTATTATGTTTTATAAGTATGGTGGAAAGCAATTATATTACTTCAATACTTTTGATGGTCAAGGTGAAATAAATGTTGACGGTGACTTAATGGATAAAAATGAAGAACTTCCAATGGGTACTTTAATTGATGATGAGGATTGTGAGGGTTGCACGATATAGATTTCTGTGCTATACTAGAACTATGATAGAGAAAATATACATTCCAACAGTTAATAGAGTTAACAACCAGATAACATATAACGGTCTTTCTGATTCACTAAAAGAAAGAGTGGTTATGGTTGTTCAGTCTTGGGAACGAGACCAATACACCTATGATTGTGAATATCTAGTTCTGCCTGAAGAAATAAATTTAGACGATTACTTATGTCTGGCAAAGACACGAGATTGTATATACAAAGATGCTGGTACTATAAAGTATTGTGTCTTAGATGATGATTTAGTTTTCAAAAGAAGAAATCAGAAGTATTTTAAAAAAAGTGGCATACGATTAGAAGAAGATATGAAGACTAGTAAGAGAGTTTGCACAGATGATGACTTAACAGAAATGTTTAATCTATATGATAGTTTACTAGATATAGTTAGTTATTGTGGCGGATGCAGAATAGGATTACCACCAGCAGAAAGTAATGACCAAAGACATTCTTCGTATTTAAATAATAGTCCAGTGTTTAGCCAATTGTTTTTAAACGGTGCAGATATATACGAAAAGTTAGAAGAACTCAATACTACAAAAATTAGATATAATGAAGATGTTCTTTTTCTGTTAAGTATACTCACATCAGGATTAAGTGGGATAGAAAGTCAGCAGTTTGGTTTTCAAAACTCAAGTACTGAAACTAAAAATGTTTCTCAAACTGTGTGGAATGATACAACCCATGAACAAGTATGGAAAGACCATAAAGTGATAGAAAATTTATTTCCACGCTTTTTTAAAATACTATTAGATAACGATGGAAACAGAATTCCAGGTGGATTCAGAGATTACGGAAAAACACAAATTGATTGGAGTAAAGCCCATGAATACGGTAAACACAAACATACGACTTTTCAATCGTTGTTTGCTTAGAGGATTAGAGAGATGACAGTATTTAACGCAAAAAATAAACAAGACCACACAACTGCGAAGGCGTTTTTAGACCCATCGGGTGGCGTGACAATTCAACGATATGATATGTTGAAGTATAAACAATTTGATAAATTAACTGATAAACAGTTGGGGTTCTTTTGGCGACCAGAAGAAGTTGATTGCCACAAGGATGCAAACGACTTCAATAATCTTACAGATAATGAAAGACACATTTTTACAAGTAATCTTAAAAGACAAATTATATTAGATAGTGTACAGGGTCGTGCGCCAGTAGAAGCATTTGGTCCACTAGTATCTATTCCAGAACTAGAAGCATGGATTCAAACGTGGACATTCAGTGAAACAATCCACTCACGTAGTTACACACATATTATTCGTAATGTGTATGCTAATCCTAGTAAAGTATTTGATGAGATGATGAATATTCCTGAGATTACAGATTGTGCTGATGCTATCAGTACTAACTACGATGAACTTATTGACCTGTCATTGAAGTATCAATTACTAGGTGAAGGCAAACATACAGTCAATGGCAAGAAAGTTGAAGTAGACCTATACGAACTTAAGAAAGCATTATACAAAACACTAATG